ATTCGCCCGGGTCCTGGTAATCGCCAGGAGTGGACATGCGGCAGCCGAGGATCTCGGCGCCGGAGTATGCGGGCCACAGCACCGGGCCGTACTCGCGCAGGCCCAGCTCGGTGCGGCGCACCTGCGGGAGCTGGTCGCGATAGCCGCGGTACTTCTCACCGCGGCGCAGCTGCGGGTCCGAGCGGTGGATGCGGCCGGTGAACGACTGGGAGGTGATCGCGCCGGAGCGGATGTTCTCCAGCACCTCATCGGCTAGCGGCGTCTCCGCGTACCGGGTCCGGGTCAGCAGGCCGCGGGTCTCGGCGCGGATGTCCACCGGCGTCCCGATCGGCATCGAGAACCGCTCCGAGGGGGTGCCTGCGATCGTCATGCCGTGGTTGTAGAGCACCTTCACCGACCCGGCGAAACCGCCGCGGGACCGGTGCGCGTGCTCGATCGCCCGGTTGAACGCCGAGGGGTCGATCGTCTCGATGTACTTGCCCTGGAAGTCGTCGATCTCGGCGGGCTGCCCGAACACCGCCGCGTACGCCTCCACGGTGCGGCCGTCGCCGCCGTCGGCGGAGCGGATGATGTGGATGTCCTCCAGCGGGTAGATGCGCCCGCGCCAGTCGATTGCCGCCGAGCGGCTCCCGTCGTCGGAGCCGCCGTCCTCGCCGAACTTCTTCTGCGCGGCGCGGACCTTCGGCAGGGCCTCCTTGCCGAACTGGGCGCCCTGCGCGATCCGCGCGGCGGCATTGTCCGCGTGGGCCTTGTCGTGGACAGGGAAGTGCCGCAGCGAACGGGGCACGGTCTTCCCGCTGGAGTCTTTCGACCCGCCGCTTTCAATGAAAGCGAAGTCGCTGTCCGGCAGGTCATTGATGTCCTGGGTGGACATCTCCGCGCGTGTGACCGTCACAGCGGCCCTCCTCGCTCCTGTTCCCCGGGCCTGCGCCCGTAGCTTCTCCCATTCGGCGACGTTCTTCGCCGCAGCCGCCTGCACGTCCGGGTGCACGCGGTGCCCGTGCCCGTCGTGCCCGGCCGCCCAGTTCTCAACAATGCCGACCGCCATGTGGTAGGCGTCGCTCTCGCCGTGGCCGGACTTCATCAGCTCCCCGGCGACATGCTCGATGTACGGGGGGGCCTTCAGGCCCTTGATCCCCCACAGGCCGCCGCCGGGCTTGCCATGTGGCTCCGGGACCGTCGACGCGGTAGGCGTCTGCGGGGTGCGCTGGATGGTCACAGCGCTGCGGCCCTCGCGTCCAGCTGCCGGGCCTGCGACTCCAGCTGGTGGATCTGGGCGCGCAGGTTCGCGATCCGCGCCGAGATCGCCGCCGTGGATGTCGCTGATGTCGTGTGATGCGTGGTGGTGGCGCTGGCAGTCTTTTTCGCCGTCGTCCCGGCCTTCTTGGTGGTGGTCCCGGCCTTCTTGGTCGCTGCCGTCTTCGCCGTGGCCGTGGCGTGCGCGTGCAGCTGCGCCTCCAGCGCGTGCACCTGGGCGCGCAAACTGGCGGCCTTCGCCCGGTCGGCGTTCGCCTGCGCCCGCAGCTTCGCCTTCTCCTGCGCGTGACGGCCCCCAGCGGGCCGTGCGGGCCGTGCGGGCGCCTTGCGGGTCGGCTGCGCCTTCGCCGTCTTAGCGGACGCCCCGGCGTTGCCGGAAGTGGCGAACTCGCCGCCGCCCTGCCCGGTGCCCCGGTGGTAGGGGTTGAACCGCCACGCGCCCCACGCCATCCCCAGGTCAGTCATGCGAGGCTCCGTTCAGCGCACGCCGCGCGCTCGTCGCGATCGGCCCCGGCCTTGTCTGGTTGCCGCCGTCGCCCGGCGACGTGGACGGCAGCGCCAAACGCGGCATTGCGCCGGGCGGCAGCGGGTCGGCGGTCGCACCCGGGGGGGTCTGCCCGAGCATGTGCTGCACCGCCGCGCCCTGCGGGGGCGCCGCGTCCGGGTCCAGCTTCAGCAGGCCCACGTCACCGGAGTCCACGAACGCCACCGCGCTGTCCCGCGTGTAACCCGCCTGCCTGCACGCCAGCAGCGCCTGAGACTTCACCAGCGCCGTCTGCCCGCGCTCCATCTCGCCGTCCTGCAGCGCGGCGATCCCTGAGGTGTCGAACCACAGGCGGTTCCCCGTGGGCATGTCCACGATCTGCTCGAGCGCCCCGCACACCGACTGCCACTGCGGCCGCGCCCACAGGTTCGCGAACTTCTGCATGCTCTCCTGGAACCCGCGGCCAGCGCCGCGCAACGGCTCCAGGCCCACCAGCACCGCCGGCACCTGCGACGCGGCCAGGATGCGCTCCGTCCCCGCCGACATCACGTTCGTGAAGTCCATCTGCGAGAACGAGTTGCCGATCACCGTGGCGTCGGCGCCCTGGTCCAGCACCAGCGTCCGGAAGGCGTTCCCCGCGCCCGCGTACCGCGCCGTCACCCGCTCACGCACCGCGTCAACCGTCCCCGGCGACAGCTTCTGGGTGTACCGGATCAGGAGGTTTGGCGAGGCCGCATTATCAAGGTATTTGATCTTGTACTGGGTCATGCCGTCGTCGCCCTGCACGTCCCGGTACACCGGCGTCAGCCACGACATGCCCCGGAAGTCCGCCACCGGGTCCGGGATAGGCGCCCAGTGCACCACCTCATCCGCCGGGTACATCTGCCCCCGGCCCTGGCCGATCGTGGACTTCGGCGGCTCAACCCAGTAGCCGATCACCCGCCGGAACTGGCCACCCCCCGGCACCTGCACCAGCTCGGACACGATCGTCGTCCAGTCCGGCCGCAACCGCACCAGCCGGTCCTCGCCGGGCGCGTCCCAGATGTAGGCGTTCCCCACCCATCCCGTGTCCTGCTCCAGCCTGGCCAGCAGGTCCATCCCCTTACCGCCCGGCCACGGCTCCTCCAGCTTCGCCAGCGCCGTGTTCCCGAACAGGTGCTTATCGTCTTTCGCCTGGAACTGGAACCGGGCCTCGCAGAACAGTGCCATCCGGACGAGGAACGCGGCGAAGACGATCGCGTTGTTGGTGTAGGAGTTCTGCGCCCATGCTGTCATCTGGGGCATGACGGCTTCGCGGTCGGGGGAGGCGTAGCTGGTGGTAAGGACGGCGGCGCCGGAGGCCATGCCTTCCCAGTAGCCGTCGCGGCGGGTGAGCCGGTCGAGGAGCCTCACGGGATATCCGCCAGCCCGGCTGCATCGCTCAGAAACGCCAGCAGCCTTTCGCGGAACGCCTGCTGCGCTGCCCAGTCCTCAGCGCAGAACCAGTGCTCGAAACCATGCAGGTCGATGACCTTGACGGCGACGTCCCCGCTAAGGCAGTCGTAGCAGACCGGCCTCATGAGGCGCGTGCCCTGTCGAGTACCTGCTGCAGCGTCGCCGGAACCTCATGCACCTGCGGGGCTGGCTTGCCGTCGTCGCGGAGGAGTGCATAGGCGCCGACGGTGAGGGCGTCGAAGATGATCGCGGCACCGATCGCGGGCACGCTGATCAGCGCCGCGCCGCCGATGACACCGGCCAGCGCCACGATGAGCAGGACGACCGATAGGCGCACCGAAACCTCCTAGATAGCCCACACGCCCGGAGCGGATACCGCCTCCCAGCGCAGGAAACCCCACACGGCGCCCGTCGCCGCCACCAGAGGCGACTGGTCAGTTTCCAGGCGCGGCTCCCACGCGTTCGCGCCGGCAAGCGGCCGTTGCTGCGCCGCGCGCACTGCGTCCGTCATCGGCTTCTGGCCAAGCTGCTGCAGCTTCCCGTCGCCCAGCATGTCGAGGAACTCGCCGTGCATCACCGCGACATCCTCTGATGACGGCTCCGTGACGATAATGCCGACCTCGGCCAACTGGCGGACCAGCGTCCCCGACTGCGCCTTGGCATTCACCACGACATCCACCGGGTCATGCTTGAAGTACAGCGCCTCCATCCGCGCCACCAGCAGCCGCGGATGGCCGTAGAACGGCGAAAGATCGATCAGGATCCGGCCGTCCTGGCTGCGGCCCGCTGCGACGATCGACCCATGCTGACGGTTCTCGCTGATCGCCGCCCCGAAGGCGATTTCACCGCTCACAGCAGGCCGCCCGGACCGTATGCCGCGTTCCACGCGTCTTCGCTGATCACGTCCCACCCGGGTTTGGCCACATCCGGCCACTGGCAGCCATAGGCGCGGCGGAACTCCGGCAAATCCATCAGCTCCAGGTCCGCCCGCACCGTCGCCTCCGTCACCGTGATCCCCAGCGCCGGCATGCGCCGCCACCACGTCGCCGGATCCGCCGGATCCTCATCATCAGCGAACGAATAACCCACATAGCAGCCGGTGTCCGTCGCGCCCATCTCCGCCCGCGCGCGGCCGTCGTCGACCTTCCGCCGGAAATACGCCGACTTCTCCGTCCCCGCCGCCGACACAATCCACAGCTGCGCATTCCTGGTCATCATCGCCGGGCGCATCGCCTGCTCGAGGTGGTCATCATCCTGCGCCCAG